ACTCCTTCTTCAAACATCGAGCGAGCAATCGACTGTACAAACGTCGGGTATGCCGTAAAAGCCTTGGTTGAGATTCATAGCAATTACATATTGTCGGCATCTGCAACTACAACGCCTTGTGTTTCAATCGTGTCTAACAATGACGCGACTAACAATACAACGTCTAAGGTCACGATGAATTACATTAGTTGCAATTCATCTCAAGCCCCAATAGTTCAGCAAGATCAAGGCGAGCTAGGCATTATCGGTAACACGTTAATCAACGCCGGAGCCGGTGGCACAACTGCCGCCGTGACCGGATCTGCAACTTTGGTAAGTTTTTAATCGCGCACTATGGCTACATATTACTGGGTTGGCGGTAGCGGAACGTGGGACAATTCTTCCACGGCAAACTGGTCTGCCAGCAGCGGTGGGGCGGCTGGCGCAGGGCCGCCGAATAACGCCGATATTGTTAATTTTGACGCTAATTCTGGAACCGCAGCGACGGTTACAGTAGCCGCATCTGCGGTATCTACTAGCACAACGGTCAATAAATCAGACATCAATTTATCCTTGTCTGGAAGCCCAACGCTTTGTACTGCTGCCGGCACTTTTACATTTACTGCTGGCGCTTTGACGCTTAACGACTTTGTTTTAAGCGTCGGAAGATTTGCAAGTAACAATTCAAATACAAGATCCATTGCATTTGGCGCCGGCAGCATTGATGTAACGGGAAATGGTGCAACTGTTTGGAATTTTGCAACCGCGACCGGATTTACTTACACGGGAACACCGACTGTTAATTTTTCTTATTCTGGATCAACCGGAACGAGAACGATACGACACGGGAACACGGCGGGTGGGACTGAGGCAAATGCAGTTACGATAAATATAACGGCAGGATCGGACGCTACCAGCATTGCGGGAGGATTGAAAAACTTTTCTTTCAATAATTACACAGGCGCGTTTAACACATCAACCATAACGCTGTACGGAAATTTAACTTACATTTCCGGCATGACAATGGTTGGGTCAGGAAGTGCCATGACGTTTGCGGCGACCTCTGGTACTCAAACCGTTACAACTGGCGGTTTAACGGTTGACCAACCAATTACGATCAACTCTGCAAACGTAACCGTTCAGTTGCAAGACAATTTAACGATTGGTTCGACTCGGACATTGACGCTTACAGCCGGGACGCTTGATTTGTCTAATGGCAATCGCACGTTAAGCACCGGGCTTTTTGCATCGAGCAATAGCAATACAAGAGTAATCGCGTTTGGCACCGGCAACCTTACGTTGACGGGTAGCGGAACCGTATGGAACACCGGAACGGTAACCAACTTTAGTTACACCGGCACGCCAACGGTTAATGTTTCTAACAACTCAGCTACGGCTACAACCGTTACGACTGGAGCATTGTCAGCGGCGCAGGCGCTCAACTTTAATTACACCGTTGGAACTTATACGCTGACCGATACGAATTCTGTTTATAAAAACCTAAATTTTACAGGGTTTACCGGAACGGTTCCGAATTCAGCTCGAACCATCTACGGCAATTTGACGATTGTTGCGGGGGCCACAAATTCAGCGGGCGCCAACGCCACGACATTTGCTGGTACGTCAGGAACGCAACAAATTACTACCAACGGGGTGACTTTAAATTACCCGCTAACATTTAACGGTATTGGCGGGACGTTTGCTTTCCAAGATGCGGTGACCCAAGGATCAACTAGAGCCTTCACCGTAACAAACGGTACCGTTCAGCTTAAAAATGGGGTCACATCTACGGTTGGTGCATTTGCGACGAGCGGCACCAATTCAAAGACGCTTCAATCAACTTTGGCGGGCAGCCAAGCGACGCTAAGTCAGGCTTCCGGCACGGTTGACGTGTCTTACCTTACTATTCAGGACATCAATGCGACGGGTGGGGCAACGTGGAATGCCTACGTTAACCAGCAGAACATTGATGCCGGTAATAATGACGGGTGGGATTTCGGAATCTCGCCGGTTATTGGTGGCGCTGAATATACGTATCAACTAAGATCGTTTACTGAAATGAGGCAATTTTAAAATGGCTATGAATCTTAAGGCCGTAACCGTATGTTTCGGCTACCAGCAAATTACGTCCCTTAGCTCGGCTCAGACTCTTACCGTTCCGCCGCGCACCCCGGACGGTTCAAACAACAAGCCGGTTTTTGCATTGATCGTCGCTGAAGGTGCCCCTGTGCGCTGGCGCGATGACGGCACGGCTCCAACCGCTACGGTGGGTATGCCGCTGGCTGTTGGAGTGCCGCTTCAGTACGACGGCAATTTGCAAAACATTCGGTTTATTGAGCAGTCGGCTTCAGCCAAGCTCAATATCAGTTATTACTCTTAAAAGATTGCTTGACGTTTTTTAGCAACAGACTATATTTAACCCGTACTGGCCCGGTTGACCAGGATTCCGAAAGGAAAACACATGTCGGACACAAATGAAGTCCCTGAAGTAGTAGCGGCTACGCCCGCGCCGGAACCGGAGGTCACGGCGACCACGGAACCCGAAGTTGTTGCCCAAGAGGCGACGCAGCCGGAGGAAAAGCCTGCCAAGACGTTCTCCCAAGAGGAGCTAGACGCGCTGGTAGGCAAAAGACTTGCACGGGAACGTCGCAAGTGGGAGAGAGAGCAATCGCTAAAGGCAAAGCCCGAAACGGCTACGCCTGCCGTGTTGCCCGACAGGGAAGCAGACCCAGACGCCTATGCGGAGGCTTTAGCCGCCCGTAAGGCAGAGGAACTGCTTGCCAAGCGCGAGGCAGAACGGGAGCAGATGGCTTTCCTTGAGGCTTATCACGAGCGCGAGGAAGCGGCTCGGGATCGGTACGAGGACTTTGAGCAAGTCGCGTACAACCCGTCGCTGCCGATTACGACCGTGATGGCTCAGACGATACAGGCATCCGATATGGGGCCAGATTTGGCCTACTATCTGGGGGCGAACCCCAAGGAAGCCGAGCGTATCTCCCGCCTGCCGCAATTCTTGCAAGCAAAGGAGATCGGTAAGATTGAGGCCAGATTGGCCGACAATCCTCCGGTCAAAAGGACAACTAGTGCGCCTCCGCCGATTAAGCCTGTCACGGCCAAGTCCGTAGGTACGCCGGTTCGAGACACGACCGATCCTCGCTCCGTCAAGGAGATGAGTACGTCAGAGTGGATTGAAGCCGAGCGTATGAGACAGATTAAGAAGTGGGAGGCAATGCGTAACCGCTAACTTCTTTGGAGAATTCAAATGGCTAATAGCCTTCTTACAATTGACATGATTACGAGGAAGGCTCTCGAAATCCTCGAGAACAACCTTGTAATCACCCGTAACGTGAACCGTCAGTACGACGACAGCTTTGCTGTTGAAGGTGCCAAGATCGGTTCGACCCTCCGTATCCGTCTGCCGGATCGCGCTCTTGTGACCGACGGCGCTGCGCTTCAGGTTCAGGACGACAACGAGCAGTTCACGACTCTCACCGTCGCCTCGCAGAAGCACATTGGCGTCAACTTCACCAGCGCCGAAATGGCCCTCCAGTTGGACGACTTCGCGGAGCGTGTTCTCAAGCCGCGTATTTCGCAGCTTGCTTCGAGCATCGACGCTGACGTTGCCAACTCCTTCAAGAACATCTATCAGTCTGTCGGTACGCCGGGAACGACTCCGGGCACCTCGCTGGTTCTCTTGCAGGCCCAGCAGAAGCTCAACGAAGCCGCCGCCGTGATGTCGCCGCGCTATGCGACGGTCAACCCGGCTGCCAACGCTTCGCTCGTGGAAGGCATGAAGGGTCTTTTCAACCCGACCGACACCATCAGCCGTCAGTTCAAAAACGGCCTCATGGGCGTTGGCGTCCTCGGTTACGAGGAAGTCAACATGTCGCAGTCGATCAAGCAGCACACTAACGGTTCGCGTAGCACGGGTCAGACCGTGAACGGAAACGTCGCGGAAGGTGCTTCTGAGATCGTTCTGGCTTCGGCTGGTTCGGGCACGACCTACGCGGTCGGCGACGTGTTCACGATTGCCGATGTGTATGCCGTCAACCCGCAGACCCGCGAGTCCACCGGCAGCCTCCAGCAGTTCGTTGTGACCCAAGCGGCCACGTCGAACGCTGGTGCCGTCACGTTGAAGGTTGCTCCTGCGCTTTACTCGCCCTCGCATGCTCTGGCGACCGTCAGCACCTTGACCATCACGGGCAAGGCTGTGACGTTCCTCGGTGCCGCCTCGGGCCAGTACGCTCAGAACCTCGTGTACCACAAGGACGCGATCACGTTTGCCACCGCCGACCTCCTGCTCCCGCAGGGCGTTGACATGGCTTCGCGTCAGGCCCACAACGGTATCTCCATGCGCGTTGTCCGTCAGTACGACATCAACAACGACCGTATGCCGTGCCGTATCGACGTGCTGTATGGCTACTCGGTGATTCGTCCGCAGATGGCCTGCCGCATCTGGGGCTAATTTTTAATCTAATTCACGGAGTAACTTAAAATGGCACTTCCTAATGGTTCTGGTGGATACCAGGTTGGTGCAGGCAATAGCGCCGAGGCGATCCTCGGCACGCTGGGGTCTGTTACTGCTTACGCTGGCGCGTCGGGCACGATTGCTGTGGCTGACCTTGAGAACGGAGTTTTCTCCGTTGATCCGGGCAGCACTAGCGCGGGCACGTATTCGTTTGCTGCGGCGGCTGATGTTGACGAAGCGGTGTCGAGCGCCCGAGTGGGTAGCACCTTCGACTTTTACTGCATCAACCTTGGTGACGATGGCGGCAACGACATTACGTTCTCTGGCACGGGCTGGACGATTGTGGGTTCTGCGGTGGTGGCTGACGGCACGTCGGCTCATTTCCGCGCCCGCAAGACCGGCGATGCGGCCTGGACTTGCTACCGCCTCGGCTAATAGCAACGCTCCCGGCGGGTCAAACCGCCGGGGGCACTTCTTAAAGGAGTATTGATATGCCTAATACAAAGGCGATTGGTGTTGCGTTTGCTGACCCGGAGTTTGAGAGCGTAAGCGTCACGGGCCGAGTTACGGCGGGTGGCGTGTCTGCTGGTGCGTCTTCTTCCCCGGTTGCGCAGTCCTCTTCTGGCAGCGTTAACCAGTTCTATGTCACGGCTTCGCACGCTTCTGGCGACGTTCGCGGGATTTACTCCCGTGTGAACTTCACCGGGGCTGGCGCTGGTGAGACGCTGCGTGCGTTCTCCACGGTGGCTGCGGCACAGGGCGCGGGACAGACGACCAACGGCGCTCACATCAGCTTGTCGGTCAACTCGGGTGGTTCGATTTCGGGTGCGGCTAACGCGATCCGTGCGACCCTCGGTGTGGCCGCTGGCGTAACACCTGGTGGTACGCTTGCGTCGTTGAACGTAGATTCGGACTTTCCAAGCAGCGTTTCGCTGCCGGGGTCTGCTGCGTTCATTCGCGCATCAAACAGCAGCACGGGCACGGTAACGAACCTTCTCAACCTTCCCGCCGCGATGGTGGCCGTTTTGGGTGGCACTTCTGCCACGCCGAACCGCAAAATTGCGTGTGTGACGGATGCAGGAACGACGTTCTTTTTGATGGCTGTGGTGTAAATGCAGATCACCAAAGAGTTTTTGTTGATTGAGATTGATTCCTTGGAGCAGGAGATTGCAAAGTCACAGACTTACATCTCTCAATGTCAAGCGGTAATCTCAGCCTACAAGATGTTGGTGAACCGTATTGAAGCGCCCGAGATTGGAGAGCCACTGGAGGCTGAGTCGGAATGAACATTTATTTACGTCATCATCGGCACGGCTGCAAAGTGGCAATCTCTGACCTCGAAGCCAGAGAAGATATAGAACGAGGATGGGAAGAATTCGACCCATCTGAAGATGAAACGGAAACTCCGGCGTCGGCAGAAATGTCGGCGTCGGAGGATTCTGTGTCACGGAACGCATTGAAAACGCGTCGGCGGAAGTCGGCGTCTAACGACTAGAGAGTAAAGTAATGGCAATCACAGCGCAGGACATCATCAACAAGTCCATGCGGTTGTTGGGCCTGCTTGCGGCTGGTGAAGTGCCAACTTCGGCTGAAGCCCAAGATTCGCTTTACAGCCTAAACTCAATTATTGATTCGTATGCGGCTAATCCGCAATACTATTTTTGCACTCAAGCAGAGCAATTTTCTTTAAGTTTTGGACAAAATACCTACACGATAGGGAATGATCCTGACGTTTCGCCTGCTGCAAATTTTGTGGCTGCACGACCTATTCGTATCGTTGGCGCTTTTGTTCGTGCCAACAATGTTGATACGCCGCTTGGTTTGATAACAGAGCAATATTGGAACAATATTGCATCTAAATCTGCGGCAGGAACTCCGACAAAGCTTTTGTATCGTCCTAATGTTCCTTACGGACAGATACTTGTTTATCCGACGCCTAACACGCCAGTGTTGTTAATTATTAGGGCGGAACGGATGATCGCTAAGTATTCAACATTGGCGTCAACACAGTATTTGCCGCCTGGCTATCAGCGGTTGCTCGAACTCTCGTTGGCTATGGAGCTTGCGCCCGAATACGGATCGCAAGTTAAACCGGAAATTCTTGCTAACTTGCGCGCTGACCTTGATAGTCTTATTCGCACGAACATTCAACCGTTGCCGGTTAACAAAACCGATAACATTCCTAATACGAACACTACGTTCAATATGCCGCCCATTTAGGTGATGTATGCCTACTGCTCGTGACCTTCTTAGTGGTGCGCATCGGCTGTTGGGGC